TATGATCGCAGACGAGGCAGTAGAAAGAAAGAAAAATTTTAATAAAATAAAATTAAGTCCAATCAGAATAAAACAATATATTTCATCTGTTGAAAACCATATACAAAAAAAACTTATAGAACAAGAAACAAAATGTATATTTGTTTAGTAATCGCCGTATACTGAATCATTGCTACATGGATTATCTATGTATGAGAAATTTTCCTGTGAGGCTTGTTCTAATTCATCATTATCGTTCCTGTTATTATTTCCAACACCAGGACCAGGAGAACCTGGTTCGTTGCTATACTCATAACGTCTAGCTTTAAAAAACCATAAATAATGTCCACCCAATGGGTTTATTTGAAATTCATCTATAACTTCTGTTAATTCGTAAACAGTTGCTCCTCTTTTTGGAAAATGTATTCTATCTGATCCATATTCGGTTAATTCAACAACATCACCAGCCTTTGGTTCACTTCCTTCTCCAAAAACTTCCTCATACATTTTTGGGTGAATTACACCATTCAAATCACTGTCGGCTACAATACCAAATTTAGATAAAAGATAACTATCATTATTTAAATTTAGTAAAACTATTAGATTTTTACCTTCACCAAAACCACTAACAGTATCTTCTCCATATAAAGAATCTACAGAAGAGAGTGTTGTTAAATTAGAAAAAAATTTAATATCTTGACCATACATTTGAATCTGTTCACGATTCCAATTGTCAAAATTGTTTCTTTCGTTTAAATTTATTTGTTTATTTAAAAATCTAACAGATTCCATTTTATTTTTTCCTTACAACATAGTATTTATTATTGTTTCTTACTAAATTTAAACCACTTCTTTTTAAAGACATGCTAAAATTTTTTTTATCATTAGTTATTTTTAATTTAAAAATATTAGCTAATTCAAAAACAATTTGTTCGGAAGGAAGTGGAATAAATTTTAAATTTTGATTTTTTTCGAATTTTTTTATTATATAATGTGATCTTTTTACATTATCTGATCTAGGAACAAAATATTGGTGCTTTCTATCAACTCCTCTATTTAATGACTGTGTGTGTTTTCTAGACGTTTTAGTAGGTTTTAAAAAACTATTTTCCTCGATGTATTGTTTAAAACTCATATATCTATTTATAAAAAAACTCCACATTAAATGTGGAGTTTTTTTGTTTTTAATCTATTTTTATGTTTTTACTTATTATCAATAAAGCTTTTGTTTCCAGCATTTACAGCAGATACTTTATTGTTTTTACCTTGTAAGGTTTTTCCTTTATCACCATGAGCGGATGCTTCACCCTTAAAACCTTTACCGGTTAATGGGACTTGTGCTTTCTTTTTCTTGGCAGAAATAGAACCCTTAACAACACCATTACTTGGTTTGTTCATTCCTTTTAAGAGTTTTTCTTGATCAACTAAAGAATGACCTAAAACTTCTGCATCAACTTCTTCTTTTAACTCATCTTCAGACTCTTCATCTTCAGAGCCTTCGTACTCTTCTTCAGAACCTTCTTCTTCTTCTTCAGAACCTTCTTCTTCTTCTTCTTGAGAACCTTCTTCTTCAGAATCCATTTCACCACCAACTGCTGCTTGTAAAATATCAATTAATTTTGATGCAGTTTCTTTGTCTAAAGTAATTGTAACATCTTCAGAACCTTCTTCGTCTAAAGAATCTTCTAAATCTTCATCAGAGTCACCCATATCATATTCCATTTCATTAGGAGATTCTGAATTAAAAGGAGACTCTTCTCCTTCTTCTTCGTCTTTTTCAATTTCCCAACCAAAAGTATCATCTTCGGAAAGAATTTTATTATAAAGATCTTCAAATGGATTTACAGAATCTTTAACAACTGTTTTTGCTTTTTGTAAATCACCCTTTCTTGATTGACCGGAATTTCTTTTATCTTCTGTTGGTTTTGAAATCTTAGCATTTTTTGTTGTGCTATTTTTATCTTTGTTCATTTTTTCAGAACCTTCGAATGATTTTCCAGGTTTATTTTTTTCACCTTTAACAGTGCATTCATTTTTTCCTTCGGTTAAGACTTCTAGATATTTTTGAGTTAATGGGTCTATCATAAATTTATATAGTTTGTAATAATACTTACACAAGAATTATACATTTTATATAAATAATTTTTGTTTTTTTAAAATAAATTTAGCTTCTTCTTGTAATGGAAGTGTTTTAATTAATTCATATTGTTTACTTTCTGGAAACCAAACAATATGTAAACTATCTACTTCAAAATTAGTATTTTTTTCTAAAATATGTTTATATATATGAAGTTGTAGTGAATATTTGATTAATTCACAATCATCTAAATGAGATAACTCGTTTAGCATCTTTTTACCCTTGTATCCTTTTGTTTTTATACTTTGATTTGTTTTATAATCTAAAATTGATAGTTTTTTTGTTTCTTTATTAAGAGATAAATTGTCAATAGTTCCACATACTTTACTTTCATAATCACCTACAACAAACTCAGATTTTAAAAAATGAAAAGAAGAGTCATACCATTTATAAAATTTTAAAAAATTAAAAATCATATTTTTCATAACATCTCTATATGTTTCTTTTTTTGTTTCGATGTCACTTGAATTTTCTGACAACAAAAAATTATTAAATGCAACATCATCTAGTGATACAAACTTCTTATTTAAGAAGTTTTCAACATACTTGTGAAATTCTGTTCCTTTAAAACAAGAATAATTTTTCTTATAATCCCATTCTTTCAAAACATCTTCAACCATTCTCTTTTGTTTATACGCTACATTTTTTGCTATTTTTTCAGATTCAAATTCTTCTGAATATTGTTTTAAAAGAGATGTTACTGAATAATTGCATAACTCTCCATTTATCTTATATTTATGATCTTTTTCATAAAACATTACATTTTTAAACGTTTCATTTAAAAGTAAGTAATCATTAAATGTATCTATTGACTTTAACATAGAAAAATTATATTATTTTTTTTAATAAAACACAAGAAAATATTTATTGATATGAAATTTACAAAAAAACAAATTAATAAAATCTACGATGAATGTGTTCAATTAATAAAAAAACAAAAACCAAGTTTTTTTGTTTTTAGAAAAATGAGAGGAATAGCTGGTCTTTGCTATGATGATAAATTAGAGTTTGATTATAGAAAAGATGTTATACCTACTATGTTTCATGAATGTATACATTTTATATATCCAGAATGGTCAGAAACAAAAGTTTTATTAGCTGAAAAAAGATTAATAAATAATTTAACAGGTTTACAAATAACCGAATTTTTAAAAATTTTATCAAATAAACTTTATTTGTCAGAAGTTAAAAAACATGAAAGGGACACTTTTTAATACCAAAAATTTTTTTTGCCCTAAAATTATTTTTGTAAATATTAAAAAAGGAAGAACTTGCTTTGTACCACTTATAAATTAAGTTTTTATTCTTTTTATGAAAAGATAAATTAAATCTTTCTCTTCTAAATGGAATAACCTGAGCAATAGGTGTTCCTTTTGGAATAAGACCTACAAAATCCTTTTTAATATAAAAAGGAAAATTTACGGACAATGGAAAATTATCTGTATCAACCAAACCACTTAGAACCTTAAATGGAAGATCATCATAATAAGAAGGATGAATAAATAAACAAGACCAGTTTTTAGGTGTTTCAAATATCCAAAAATTATTAAATTTAAATGGTTGTGGATTGAATATTTCTTCAACAGGAAGTGTTTTTGATTGATTTTCGTTATGAGGTTCTATTAAAGGTAAATGTCCTAACCCCCATCTAAAACTAACATTTTCGTTGTTTGCATTTTCAACCCAAACATCACATGGTAAAGGAATATGATAACCAGCCCCTATTAAATCTCTTACTGGCATACAATTTTTTATTGTAGAAGTAGGCATATTATATTCATCTATATTTTTAGTTGGTGTATAATATGTTGTTGTTTTTTTTATCCAATCTGGTGTTTTTCTAATTGCTTGATATGGTCTTTCTAAATATTCCAAATATTCTTCTTCTGTTGGATAAATTTTTATTTTTATACTAGACATGACAAAATATTATCATTAAATATGAATAATAGTCAATATGAAATTTTTTAATTTATTTCTAGCTTGGTTTTTTTATCTTTTAGGAGATTTTTTATGCAAATTTCCTTTTTACCTTTGTTATGTTTTATATTCAAAAACTATGAATCTTTCTGTAAAGTTCGATGAGAAATGTGGATATAAAATATGGAAAGAATAATCTTGCTTTTACTCCCGATTTTATGATAATTATAGTACTATGATTTTCGAAGAACAAATATCACGCAAACCTAATCTTTATCCTTGGACCGAACAATTCATAGAATCTATGCATAATGGATTTTGGACAGATAAAGAATTCTCTTTTAAATCTGATGTTCAACAATTTAAGGTTAAATTGACTGACCAAGAAAAGGAAATTGTAGTAAGAACATTATCTGCTATTGGTCAGATTGAGATTGCTGTTAAAACATTTTGGGCAAAACTCGGAGAAAATCTACCACACCCAGCATTACAAGATCTTGGTTATGTAATGGCTAACACCGAGGTAATCCACAATAATGCATACGAAAGACTAATTACAACACTTGGTCTTGAAAAAGTATTTGAAGATAATTTAAAACTTGATTGGATTCAAGGTCGTGTTAAATATCTCAAGAAGTACACGCACAGATTTTATAAAGATTCAAAAAAACAATACCTATATGCACTTATTCTTTTCACATTGTTTGTCGAAAATGTTTCATTATTTTCACAATTTTATGTCATCAATTGGTTTGCTCGTCATAAGAATGTTTTAAAAGATACTGATCAACAAGTTAAATATACTCGAAATGAAGAAAATATTCATGCTTTGGTTGGTATTAAAATCATTAATACAATACGTTCTGAATATCCCGATCTTTTTGATGATGAATTGGTCGAAAAGGTTGTGAGTGAAGCAAAAGAAGCATATGAATCGGAAGCTAAAATCATCGACTGGATGGTTAATGGAATTAAAGAAGAAGGATTGAGTGCTGTTGTTCTTAAAGAATTTGTTAAAAATAGAATCAATGAATCATTAGAACAAATAGGATTTCCCGAAGTATTTGAAATTAATAAAGAACTTGTCAAAGAAACATTTTGGTTCGAAGAGGAACTTTTGGGTAACAATATGGTTGATTTTTTCAGTTCCAGACCGACAGAATACTCTAAAAAATCACAATGTTTTGATGAAGATGCATTATTCGGTTAATTAATTTAGTATTCAGTAGGTCGAGTGATACAACAACAGCGAAATAAAATGAAATTTGATATTCTAGTTGAACAAATTTTAAATTCTAAAAAAATTGTAATTGTAAGTGGATTACATGGTGATGAACCTGCTGGTAATTTAGCAGCACAATACTTTAAAGATCAACCAAATATTAAAGTATTTTCAAACATTAATAAAACAAACAAAAGGAGAATAGACGGTGAAGATCCTAACAGACATTTTGATACTGATGATCAAACCGACTTGCAGGATAGAATTTTAAATGCTATTGAAAACATAAATCCAACACTTGTTATATCATTGCATGAAGATGATGAAGTAGATGGTGTTTATGCTTATTGTTCATCAGAAATAGAAGATCTTGTTAAAAATTCTTTATCTAAAAGTAAAATAAAATTGACTCATAAAGCGCATGGTGATATAACTAATGACGGCGTGATTACAAAAGGACAACAACCATATAAAGGAACTCTTGAACGAGCTTTGAAAAGAAGGAATATTCCATATTGCACACTAGAAACACCATCTTCAAAAGAAGATATTCAAAAAAGAGCAGAAACTTTAATCTCAATCATAAAAGACTTGATCTAGGTCTTGTTTAAAGTAAAATCGTTCGTAAATAATTTAACATTTTAAAACATGAATAAAGATATATATTGGCTTAACAAAGACTCGCGTAAATTTCTCGAAAGAGGTTATTTGTTAGAGGGAGAAACAGCAGAACAAAGAATTAGAGATATGGCAGAAACCGCTGAAAAATATCTAAACATGAAAGGATTTGCTGATCAATTCGAAGATTATATGCATTCCGGTTTTTACTCTATTAGTTCTCCAATCTGGGCGAATTTCGGAAGAAAAAGAGGTCTTCCAATCTCATGCTTTGGATCTTATGTTGGGGATACTATGGAAGAAATCATGAACAAAGTTTCTGAGGTTGCTTTAATGACCAAGCATGGTGGTGGAACATCTGCTTACTTTGGTGCATTGAGGGGTCGAGGAACTCCTATTTCTTCTGGTGGAGAGTCTACTGGATCTGTTCATTTCATGGAACTTTATGATAAGCTTATGGAAGTAGTTTCTCAGGGCTCTGTTCGTAGAGGTTCGTTTGCGGCATATCTTCCAATTGATCATCCAGATATTGAAGAATTTTTAAAGATTCGTGGGGAAGGTCATCCAATTCAAAATCTTTCTATTGGAGTTAGTGTTTCTGATGAATGGATGAAGAAAATGATTGATGGGGATAAAGATGCTCGTAAAATTTGGGGTCTGGTTATCAAAAAACGTTTTGAGTCTGGTTATCCATATATTTTCTTTTCAGATAATGCCAATAAACAAGCACCACAAATTTATAAAGACAAAGGATTAAAAATTAATAATTCAAATCTTTGTTCTGAAATCATGCTTTCAAATTCGGAAGATGAATCGTTTGTATGTGATCTTTCTTCCATGAATTTGGAAACTTGGGAAGAATGGAAAGATACCGATGCAGTAGAAGTTTTGGTTTATTTCTTGGACGCGGTAATGTCTGAATTCATTGAAAAAACTGAAGGAATGAAATTCATGGAAGCTCCTAGAAATTTTGCTATTAGTCAAAGAGCATTAGGAGTGGGTATTCTTGGTTGGCATTCTTTATTACAATCTAAGATGATTCCTTTTGAATCCATGGAAGCCAAGATGCTTAACAATCAAATTTGGAAAAGAATCAGAGAACGTGCTGATAATGCAACATGTGAATTGGCAAAACTTTTTGGCCATGCTCCGATATTTTCCTTTTCTGACAACAAACCAGAATACAACAGAAGAAATACAACAACTCTTGCAGTTGCTCCAACCACATCATCTAGTTTCATTCTTGGGCAAGTATCACCAAGTATAGAACCTCTTAATAGTAATTATTTTGTGAAAGATCTTAGTAAAGGTAAATTTACATATAAAAATCCATATCTTAAAAAACTTCTAAAGGAAAAAGGTAAAGATGACGATGATACATGGAAGTCTATTCTCATTAAAGGTGGGAGTGTTCAACATTTAGATTTTTTAAATGAAGACGAAAAAAACGTCTTTAAGACTTTTGGAGAAATTTCACAAAAAGAAATTATCATTCAAGCCGCTCAACGCCAAAAGTATATTGATCAAGGACAAAGTTTGAATATTATGATTCCACCAAACACAAAACCAAAAGATGTAAATGAGCTTATGATTTTTGCTTGGGAACAGGGAATTAAATCTCTTTATTATCAGCGAAGCGCAAATCCAGCACAGGAACTTGCTCGTTCTATTCTATCTTGTAAATCTTGTGAATCTTAAAGATAAGTATATATTTAAAATGAAACAACAAGAATTTAAATCACTAGAAAAAATTTACGAATCAATTTCTTTGAAAAATAAAGAAGTAATATCAGAAGATGCTAATGAAAGTTTAGGTGCTGGTATTGTTTGGATTATAGTGTTTGGTCTTCCTCTTATTTTTGATTATTTTTCAAAAAAATATCCAGATCTTAAAGAAAAATTTGAATCAATAAAAAATGATTTGAAAAATACAAACATAAAAGAGGATATTAAAGGTATTTTAAGCAGAGAAAAACAAACAGAACAAAAACCAAAAGAAGATGGTATTTCTTCACTTTTAACAGGTGGAGTAAGAAAAACCCCTCCAGGTTCTAGGTTTTAATTAATTTCCTCTAAAAGTTTTATCAACAGTCCAGTAATCATTACCTTGAAGTTTTCCTTCCTTGTATTTTGGTGGAGTGTGTTGAACAATATATGTTCGTAAAAAGGAACCTATTGTTCCTTGTTTAAAGTTTTGTTCGTCTTTTATTTCCTTAATAATATACTTAAAAAGGTTTTGTTGATTGATACCGTTGTTTGTATTTTTTGTAGCCTCTCCTACTTTATTATAAATATCTTTCAGAACAACTTCAGCGTTTAAATTATTATTTGCTGTAGAATCTAATTTTGTATCAATTTGTTTGAGGTTGTCTATTGCCTTCTTTTCACCAGAAAAAGGATCTTTTTCTGCTTTTGCATATACGTCTTCTAAAAATTTATCCACTTCTTTCCATGACTCTTCTGAGGTCATGTTAAAGATATTACCAGCCTTTACCATATCTTCGTATGTAACTTCATTCTGGTTAGTATTAACCTTATTCCTTATATCCTTAGATGCATAACCAACAGAAGAAGATCCGCCTCTAGTAACAGCATCTGCCATATCAGATGATGTTACTTGATTTGCTTTAGCTCCACCTAAACCAGCTAAAGCCATTGCTCCGGTTGCTACTAATGGTTTCCAATTAAGTTCATTTAAGATAACTTGTTCATATTGTTTTTCTAAAAGAATTTGATCTTTTGATTTCATTTATTAATATTATTTATAAATTTTGTTATTGATATAACATAAAAATTCTAGTATTATATTACCTTAATGAAAATAAAGTTGTTAGATACAAATGCAAAAATACCAACAAAAGGAACAGAAGATTCAGCTGGATATGATTTATATTCTTTAAATGATTACTATGTGTATCCTCAAGAAAGAACAAATATTAGAACTGGTATAGTTTTAGAAATACCAAAAGGTATCTATGGAAGAATAGCACCTAGATCTGGATTAGCTAATAAAAATGGTATTGATGTTCTTGCTGGTGTTATTGATTCTGATTACAGAGGAGAGATCGGTGTAATATTGTATAATACTAGCAAAGATCAGATTTTCACTATTAAAAGATTTGATAGAATAGCACAAATTATTTTTGAAAAATATTTTGAATTTGAATTTGAATCTGTAGAACATTTAGAAGAATCCACTAGAGGAAGTGGAGGATTTGGTTCTACTGGTTCTTAAAAATAGAAAGGAGAATACATACACACATGAACGCATATGAAATTAGATTAGAAGTATTGAAGATGGCACATTCTGATTGTTTTGCATTTTATGCTGAAACATTGAATAACCACAAGTTAGCTTCTGAAAATGGTCATATAGAAGAACATTTAATAACCGATCTTCTACCAAGTCCAGAACAAATTATTTCTAGAGCAACTGAATTGTATAAATTCGTTGAACAGAATTAAAAAAATTATATAATATATAATTTAAAGCCACTAGAAATAGTGGCTTTTTTCTTTTTTAAATATAAATATTTTTGGTTTTAGTGCTCAACAAAGACTAAAAACTAAAAAATTACTCGCTTTTATAAAGGAGAAATAAAAAAATGAATACAATAACAACACAACTAATACCTGGACATTATTCGTCCACAGAGAGGGTTTATCGCCAGTTACCCGCTTTGTTTAATGACAACTGGTTTAACAATGTATTTGGTGAATTCGAAAAAGCTTTCGATGTTCCAAATGCTGTATATCCATACAATGTAAAAACAGTTAAAGACAAAGACAACAATTTAAAAGAATATGTTGTCGAAGTTGCTTTAGCTGGTGTAGGAAAAAATAACATTGATGTAAAGGTCCGAGATGGACATTTATATATCAGTGTATTAAAAGAAGAAAAAACAGAAGATTGTAAGGATTCTTGCTCTTATGTTAAGAGGGGAATTAGTACAAGAAAAGGTCATTTGTCATTTTTATTAAATGAAAATGCAAATGTTAAACAAATAAAATCAAGTTATATAGACGGGTTATTGCGAGTAACCGTCCCTGTAACTCAACCGGAGGTATTAAATATCGACATTAAAGTTGATTAATACCTTTTAGATTTTGTTGAGCCTAAAACCACCTATAACCAACCCAAAGCAATAGAAGTATTAGGAAAATTTTCCATTAAAATTTTCTGTATTCCAAGAGCAATATCTCTATGTTCTTTTTGTGTAGATTCTTCTGTTCTTATGTTTATATAATGAATCCAAGATCTAATAGTACCAGACATATATATTTTTGTCATGGTATTTAATGGTAGAACCATTCTTGCACATTCTTTTGCGATTCCTTCTTTAAGTAAAGAATTGTAAACATCAAGACATTCTTGTTGTAACATTTTTAATTTTAAATCGAGACTAGATGGTAAATTTACAACTTCATCACCAACTTGTCTGTTAGTTTTTCCTTGCATTCTCCATTCAATATTCTCTAGTTCTGTTGCATTTGAATATCTTTGTGAAAACTCCTGAAAACTAAAGCTTCTATGTCTTAGAATTTGAGATGCTATTGCTCTGCTTGTTTGTATTTCAATTGTCATAGAAGCCATTTCGAAAGGACTCCAGTGATTATGTTTTATTAAATAATTTAATAGCTTTGGTGAAGTTTCTGTATTTAATTGATTTAATGGATTCGAAACACGAGCGCAATAAACTATTAATTCTTCAGCAGAAGAAATAACCGACGCAGATTTTGGGTCGGTTAATGATACTAATTTAACATTCATTTATAATTAAATTTCTTCTACTTCTACTTCTCTAAATTTTCTTTTTGAACTTTTTTGTTGTCTCTGCTGTTTTCTTTCCCTTTTCTGATCTTCAGAAAGAATACCTAAAATATCTTCTCTCCATGTTCTATTGGCTTCTTTTCTAGAAAGAGAAGGTTGACCCTTCTCTGCTTTTTTCTTTAATTGTTCTCTCATTTCGTGCATCATAGGTGATGACTTTAACGATTTCCATGTTGATGTTATCATATGTTTAATATATTAATATTTTTTTTATTTAATTTCAAGTATTTTTTTGAATTATTAAATTTTTATTTTTTTCTAAAATAGAATGAATTAGTCCAATCATCATTAATGGTTCTATTGTACTAATAGAATTATGTTTTTCTAAAATAGTATTGAGTTCTTCTATATAAATTTTATATAGATTTTCAAAATCAACAGAAAAATCAAATTGATTACATACTATTTTTACGTAATCTTCTGGTTCAATATCTTCTATATTATTGTTTATAAGAACTTTTAATTCTTCTATAAAAGACAAATATACTTTATTTTTATCAAACATAAATTATCTAGGAATGTTAATAGCAAAATGATCAAAACAATCAGTTTCTTTATATACAGAATTCCAATCTCCTTCCCAATTATATTCTCCTTCTCTCTTTCTTAAATTAAGTTTTATTTTTACTTTTTCTAATTTAGAAATATTATTGTATCCATCTTCATAACCATCAACAACAACAATCATATCAGGATCTTGTTCTGATAATAAAGATATTAGTTCCTTTACTTTCATATTTTTTAATTTTTATGCTCAAAAAGTTCATTTATATCTAATAAACGATGTCTACAATTATTTATTTCTTCACTACAAGAAGAATGAAAATGACCATAATAATGATATTTTGGTTTACATCTTTTGAAAATTTCGTCCATAACTGCTCTTTCATCAGTTAAATCTTCTATTAGATATGCATCTTCTCTTGCCCATCCATATACAATTTCGTTAAATTGTTGTGGAAAACATTGAGATGGTGTAGTGTGTGTAACAAGAATATCAACTTCTTTTATAAGTTCTGATTTATAATTAACTCCTTCATCTGACCAATAAGAAATACCTTCTTTTCTTCCTGTTCTGTCAATAGAAATAGCTCCACCAATAAATTGAATAGATTGGTTATTATACTCGAAAACAGAATAGTCTTCAATTAATTCAAAATTACTAAGAACAATTCTTTCTTCTCCACTAAAGAAAGATGGATCATCATGATTTCCTCTAATTCCATAAAAATTAATATTTTTTTCTTTAAATTCATTATTCAAAGATTTATATAATGGATATTCTTTGTTATGAAAACCTACACCTAAATCACCCACCGAGATAATATAACAATCTTTTAAATTGTTTTTATTGATCAAATAAAACAACTCATTCCATGCACCATGATTATCTCCTAAAAAAATTAAAGGCTTATCTTTATTTAAGATATTATTGTTCATTGTTTTTTTCTATTAATCGAATCAAAATTAAAATGTGTTTTTGCTATTTCATATATAGAAAATGCTTTCATACAAGCACCTATTTGAGTATTATATTGTTTTAATAGGTCAATGTCTCCGTTTTTATTGAATTCATCATATAATCGTCTACATCTTCTATTTTGACAAATTATGTCTTTAGCCAAAAAAAATATAAAAGATGTTGTATTATCACCATTCCAATTTTTAAAAATTTTCATTTTTTTATAAAAAAAAATAATATACTATATTAGAAATAAATTCCAGTCTTTTATTTCTTTTTTTCTTTTAATATAAAAAGAAACTGGCATTATTCTAGGTTTTGAAGGAATCTTTAGAAGTTTTAAACCTGCTTGTTCTGGTGTTTTATTTGCCTTTTTAGAATTTATATCTTTATGAGCTAATACACAATTCTCCCAACATGTTTTTCCTCCTTGTGACCTTGGTATTACATGATCTATATTTCCTGTTAATTTAGTTAATTTTTTACCAGTATATTGGCATGTAAAATTATCTCTTTCCCATAAACTTTTCTGTGTGAATTTAATAGTCTGTCTTGGTATTTTATCATTGTTATTTAATACAATAATATTAGGGATTTTAATACGTCCATTTACTGTTTTAATGATTTCATCAGATTCTTTTAATTCAAGAGAAGACCAAGAGTTCCAGTCTAATGAAATAAAATTTCCATTATCTACAATCAATCCTTTTGCATTATCAACATACATTAATGCAAATGAATGTTTTACAGATGTTGTGTTTATTGGTATCCAGTTTTTATTTAAAATTAAAACACTTTTATCAAGGTTGTTCATTTATTTTTTCCAGCTGTTTTTCTAAAATATTATTAATAATATCATTAACAGATAAATCCTTTTCACATGATTCTGCTATCAAAAATTCTAAAATATCTCTATTCCATTCAGAAATATCTATATCTATTTTTTGAAATTTTGTCAAGATAATACCATCATCTGTTTCTTTAAAAGAAAACTTATCACCTTCTTTTATATTTAATTTAACTAATTCATCTTCTGTAAATTTAATACAGACCTCTCCTGTTGATTCTACTTTTTTTGTCATAATTAAATCTTTCTTCTATATTGTTCAATCGAATAAATCATACTTTCATTAACATCAGGTAATTCAAGACCAAGTTTTTTAATTTTATCTGTATTTAAAATACAGTTACTTCTTTGAACTTTAAAATTGGCATCTTCTATTTCTATAAATTTCCATTTCTCGTTATCTAAAAAATTATTTCTCATTAAAGAAATTATTGTACGAGCATCTATAGATCCTGTGTTTGTTACGTTATATACTCCTAATTGTGGTTTTTTTTCTATAAACTTATAAACAAAATTTACTAAATCATTAACATTAGTTACTGAATTTTGTTTATTAATTAAATTGTCATAATGCAATAATTTATATAAATAATTTTTAGGTTCGGGTACTTCATTAAATGGTATTCTTATTCTAAGAATATATCTATTCATCGAAGAACTTAATTTTTCAAATGCATCTTTTGTTTTAGAATAAAAAGAACTTTCAAAAGAATCTGCTCCAAAATTTGGAAGATCGTTTTCTGTATATTTTTTGTCATATCCATTATATATACAACCAGACCCTATATGTACTATAGGAATGTTTAAATCATTTGCTACTCTTGTTAAATATAAAGGAACTGTAACATTATAGTGATAGCAATTTTCTTTATCATCTTCACATGAATCAACGTTTGGTTTTCCAGTATATCCAGAACAATTTACAATCCAATCAAAATTTGAACCTTTTAAATAAGGAATAAAAATTTCTGGCTTGGAATAATCTAAATCAGATTTTCCTATGTTTGTAATATCGTGTTTAGTATTTGCTGATGATATATAATGCCCAATATATCCTTTTCCTAATATTAATATTTTCATAATTTATTCTTTAAAAAATGAAATAGTTTTTTCGGTTTCATTTATTAAGCTTTTATACTCTTCTATTTTTAGTTTTAATTCTTTTTCACATGAAAAATATGGTGAATTGTGGTTGGTAAGAATTATATGTTTTTTATCATTTTTATCTTTTATTATAAAACCAACATTATCCATTTCCCATGCTATGTTACAAACAGGAAATCTATGAATAATTTTTCCATATTTTTTTTCTATTGTTTTTTCTAAAGAACTTTTCATGTTTTATTTTCTAATATTAAAGAAATATTTATTTAAAGTCAATAAAAAATGTTTTTATTGAATTAAATCTTTTCCGTATTCTGATCTTTGATTCCATAGAGACATCATATGTTCGTCTTGGTAAATTTCACAACATGTTGCAGGGGAAACATCTTGAAACATATTATTGTAAGGCTCGTTCCATTCTGATTGCATAACCCAACCCAATTTGTCTAAAGCTTCTTCTAAGGCTTGTTCGTAGCTCATTGATTCTAAATTAATTTGTTTGTTTGGGTCTTCTTTAGAAGTTATTTTGTGAAATTGTCTTGGCATAATATTCTTTTAATAAAAATCAAAATTTCTTATATTTGGTTTTATCCATTTTTTTCTAATTCTTTGATTAAAGATATTCTTAAATCATCACACGGTATTTCTTTTAATTCAGGAAAGTTGTTTTTAGTTTCTTGTACAGACCTGTGAGCAAAATGAAATAATTTAAGATCTTTCATTTCAGGGTTTTTTCTTTCATAAAGTCTAACGTATTTCCTTGCTGGGCAAATATTATAATTTAAACGTTTGTGGTTTAACACTAAAAATTCTTGATCGTGATAATTGGTAAGTCTTTTTTCTTGATATTGTTTTTTTAAATCTGAAATATTTTCAATGCTGTAAGAAATTATATCTTCACAAAACGAAAAAAATTGTTTTGTTATTCCATAAACAAGACATGGACAATACCTATCCATGAACGTTATCTTTTCGTTTGTCTCGATTATTTCAGATGCTTTAAATTTTTTGTTTATGACATCATAATCAGATACGATAAAAGGTTCAATATCTGTTTGTGCGGAATAAGCAAGCCATCTTATGTAGCAAGATAATCCATATAGTGTTATATCTTTTCCTGTTATATCTAAATGTATTTGTTTAATTTTATTTACAAATTCTTCATAGTATGTGTTTTTTTTAGCATCTTCTAAAGATAACACAATAGCGTTAAACCCATTTGCTTCCCAACTTTCTTTCCATAGTTTAATCAACTCGTTTTGGTTTTTGAAATTTATATTTTCATAATATGTATATATTTTCATTTGCAATATTTATTATAAATTTTTCTATCGAATTCGGTTCTTGATAAGAATCTTTTTTTTGTATCATCTTCTAATTCATTAAAGAGTATGATAATTTTTTTTTGTGTTGAATTTTTATCCACATTAAAAGAAAAATCACTAAAAGAACTTTTTTTTATACCATAACATTCTAAAAAAACATCATCTATCATTTCTTCGACATATTTTATATCTTTTATATAAAAATTTTCTAATATATAACAAGTGTTAATAAATTCTTTTTCGGTTATAATTTCTTCATCTGATATACCATTTAACCTCCTTACTAACCAACTATCTTCCAACTGGGGGGAATTTATATAATCTATAAAAGTATCACAAATAACTTTATTGTGAGTTGGTTCGTGTATAGATTTCGAACTTTTAATGTAGTTAAACATAGACAAAGCTCTGTCATATGGTTCCCTTAAAACGGTATAATAAAAAGGAATAGAGTCTACTGTTTCACACAAAGATTTGAAAAGACCATTCTTTATATATTTTGTTCCATGGTCCTCAACAATAATAGAAAATAAATTTAAATTTTTGTTTTTTAATTTTTTTTCAAATTCATGTAATTCAACTAAATTACAATAGTCATCATAAGAAACATGTTTAAATTTTGGATTACTGTTTCTCGTTTTATAAGGATCATACACAAACAACGTTGCTATTTGAATTCCACCTTTTTGTAAAAGAATTCTTCTTAAATTTAAGTTCCAATTTAATTCATTTCTCCATCCCTTGCTTATTCCATAATGTCTAAACAATTCCATAGTAACACCTAAAACATAAGTTCCGGCGTTTTTTGGAATATGAAGAAATACAGGAATTTTATTCATTTTTATATTCTATATGCCAACCAAGTCCATTTATTAAATTTTCTAAAGCAGACAAATACTTGTCTCTATCAGTTGTTCTCTTTACGTGTTCTAAAGATTGTTCCAAAGCTCTTTCAATATCATCAGTTTCTAAATTAAATGTTCTTCCTCCTTCTGGAGTATTATATGCTCTAATCCAATACATTTTTTTATCTTATGTTAAAAATAATCTATCATATTCAGATGATGTAACTATTTCAGCTAAAGAAGTATCTTTACATCCATGATGAATTACAGAATTTTTATCTAATGGATTATTATAAGAAACCGAACCACCTAAATCACCATTATCATCTCCTTGTATTTTAAAAGGATTGTGATGAATTTTATAATTTACCGTACGGAATCCTTGTTGAATTAAATTAGTATCTGCTGTGTTTGGAACAATTTCCCATTGTGTTATAACATCAAACGCCGTATCCAATTGATCAACATATTTCCATATACTACATATTTCATCTATGTTGTGTGGATAAATTGCTGTTCCTTGTAAATGTTTAGCTATATTAATTCTAAACATATCTTTTGTTATTGTAGTGGTATCTTGAATAGTGCCCAAACAAGGTTTTCCTTTTTTATGATATTCATTTTCAAGAATATCAGCCCATAGAGGTTTTAATGGTAAACAATCTAATTCCATCCAAAACCAAGGAAGCTTATTTCCTTCAGAAAGCAAAAAATCTATTGTTTTTTTCCAATAAAAATTTGGACCTTGTGGCCATCCAGAAGGACCATCTTCATCAAATATGTAAAAATTTTTAGATTTAAAAAGGTCGTCAATTACTCCATACAATGCTTTTGCATAGACAACATCCGATGGTCTAGTTACTATTAGAAGGTCGTGTTTAGTATAAGGACCAAATTTTCTAAGTGCTTTAATGAAAGAAAAAATATTTAAATAATTTTTAAAATCATTATACGAAACAGGAATTACAATTAACATATTATATATAAAAAAGTATTAATACCCGTAAACTCTAATTTTACCGGTAATTTTAACTTTAACTGCTGGTTTTATATTTAACAAACCCATATTTTTATATATTGTAAAATATATTTATCTTTTAAATGAAAGATTTATACTAATTTCCATCCCCATTTTAAAATAAACCAAGAATATTCTTTTTCTATTGCTTTTTTTGAAAATTTTAAATCTTTCATACCGTTAGAAATAAACCATTCTTTAAATTCATTATTTTGATTTTCTGACCATTCTTTTTTATCGTACCAGTCTGTATTTTCTTTTGTAAATTGTTCATCAAAAGAACTAAATCCAACATAAGTAAACATTTTATCTAATGCTTTTTTAACAAATTTATCATATTTATTCATAATAAATAAATATCATATTTAAGATAAAAAGTCAATTTTATATTTTATAAAACTTATTATAATGTGGATCATAATAATCACCAACATTAAATTTATTCCAAGTTTGTTTATTAACATTAACTTCTTTAAGTTCACCATCTTCACCTTCAACAATATACGTATACCATGTTAATATAAAAAACCCCCATTTATCTTTATGTATAATTTTCATTTTTACAAATCTTTATATGTATTTTCTTCCCATCGATTATTTTCATAGTCCCAATGTCTGCAATCATAAATTCTCATACTCATTCCAAAAGAAAATAATATGATTCCAATCTCTGGTCCTGCATGATCTTTTCCGGTAAAAGTTAAATTAATTTCAAATTTAAATATATAACTATCATCAAAAAACCTTTCAATTTCTAAAAATTTATGATTGGATAGTTTTTTATACCAATACCAATAATTATTCCAACAATTTTTACAATTCCATTTAAATGGATTTTTAATATTTAAAAGAAAAAACATATTACTTTATATATATTCATTTACGGTTTTCCACAAAGATGGAATATCATAACAAATTTCATTATCATCTTTATCCCAAGCTTTCAAAATATTTCCAGAGGGACTAACTCGCTCATAAAGATACCAACCAATCCAATCATTTCCTTCCTTTCCAAATACTTCCAACATTAGAAGCGAATTGATTTTTTGAAGAGGTTCGTCATAATTCATTAGATCTACTCCCAGGTCATACAATTTAGAATGGCGTTCTGAAATAGATTCAAGCTCAAGAATCAGTTTTTCGAATGTTTCGTATTTCATGTATCTTTTAGAGAGTTCGTCAAAGTTTCAATTTTAGAATCAATCATGTTGATTATTCCTTTGTGATAAGTGTTTGCAAGTTCAATGACAGCTTTCAGTTTTTCCTGTAATTCGATTTTCTCCAATTCTAAATTAGTTACTAACTTTGTTTGCATTTTGAATGCTTCTTGAATATCTCTTATTAGAATCCTACCATATTTGCTTATAGCATTTTTAGCATAATCATCAAGATCTTCAAAACATCCATGTGCAGACAAACCACTTTCATAAAAAGCATGTTCTTCTATCTGTTTTAAAAGTTCATCATTCATATATTCCATGTTGTTGTGCTAACTGTATCTCCGCACTGTTCACAAACATGTGGGTCGTATTCATAATCATCATATTGAAATAACTTAACAACATCTTCTAAAAGTATTGTTTGTTCACCAACACCTTCCTTTATCTTCTCAAAGAGATAATTTAACATTTCATCGTATTCTGATTTTGACACATCAGAAAAAGATTTGTCGTTAACAGTAAAATCAAAAGCAGTACAACCAGTCGTTTCTACAAATTTATATTTTGTTTGCATAAAATTAATTTATTCATCCTCATATGGTGTTTCTCCGTTTTGTAATTTAACATCTTTAGATACCCAATATTCTTCTGTTTCTGAATTACATGCTTTATATCCTAGCTTTCTAGCTTCTTCATAAGAAAGAGTTTTATACCAACCACCACGATGACATAAACATCCATGCTTACCAGATTCTTCACATGTTTGTGCGGATTTTCTTTCTGCTTCTGAAATAATGTCATCAATAATATCCCAATCGAGTCTGGTTCCACCTTCTCCACCGTAATAAAAACTAAGAGTTGCGAATTTTGATTTTATTTGTGTAGCAACAACCTGAATCGGATTACCATTTTTTGTACAAAGATCACAAAAATGCTGAAGTTTTTCCATGCATTTATCAAGAAGATCATTCCAGCCATCGCCATCCGTTTCAATTCCAAATGCCATGCATGTCTGCATTGGATCTCCTCTATAATCTCTTAGAATTTTTGGATACTTTTTAACAAATTCAAGTTCTGTCTCGTATTTCATATAATCCAATATTAATATATTTTCGAAAGAAGTCAATAGAAAAATACAATATAAAAGATAAATAATTATATGACCAAATTAAATAATACGGAACGAGAAGAGTTTATATGTCATGCATACCTTAATAGAACGCATACTACAACACAACTTCAAAAAGAATTTAAAATATATCCGACAGAAATATACAAAGTGTTAAAGAAAAACAATATAGAACTCAGAGGTTCAAATTTACCAAAAGAAAAAGCATTAAAAATTTGTGAAGAATATAAAAGCGGTAAAAGTTTCAAAAAAGTATGTAAAGATTTAAATATCGCTGAATCTACAGTGATAAAAATTTTAAAAAAATATAAGATACAGACGAGAAAAGAGGTAGGGCGTTTTTTTAGAATCTACAATTTAGACGAAACTATATTAAAAAATATAGATACTTTTGAAAAAGCCCAATTTTTAGGGTTGATATACTCAGATGGATCTTTATCTAAATACAATAAAAATATATCAATTAGGTTAAGAGAAGATGATAAGGGATATTTGGATGATTGGAGAATTAATTTTTTAAAATCTAATAAACCATTAAGTCATACATATACTCCAAAAATGGTGGGACCGACTACAGGAAAAGTTTATGATAGAACATTAGGAAGTACTATTCTCGATATTTCATCTGTAACCATATACAAAGATGCATTAAAATTGGGATTGTGTCCAAATAAAACTAAAGCAAACCTACCAATGCCGAACATTCCAGAAGAGTTAAAAATAGCATTTATTTTAGGATTATTTGAAGGAGATGGAAGTGTATCATTTTGTTTGAATAACAAAAGTAGATATTTTTCTATAGCATGTCAAGAAAATATGGGTTTCGATTTAAAAAAATACTTTGATTCTATTGGGTTGTTATCTTCTTTCCGTAAAAGAAAACATATATGTACAGTAAAAATTACACGCAAAGAGGATTTAGTAACACTTTATGAGTTGATGTATAAAAACGCAACCATATATATGAAAAGAAAAAAACTAAAATTTGAAGAAATTTTAAATGCTTTCTAAGTCCAGAAATAATCTCTTCTTTTTATTAATTCTGTTAAAATTTCAGTATCTTTATCGCTTATTTCTTTTTCCAGACGATCCACTTCCCCATACTTCACATCATATGGAACACCATCATCTTTAAATTCAAAAACTCTTTTTCCATTTTCATCAGTTTTAAGTTCAAACATTTCATCTAAAGGTTTCGATTGTGGGTAAGAACAATCTCTCCTGTTTTCTAAAATAGAACGTTCAACAGTAATATAACGATAAGATTTAGTCAACCATTCTGCAAACTCTTTGTGATGTTCTGTTGCTTCCCAATCTACAATATTTGCGTTGTATTCATCTTCATAGAATGCTTTGATAAATTCAAAATTAATATCAACAATCAAACTAGAAATGTCTCTGTATTGACGAGGAACTGCTTTTCGAATTCTTTTGTTACGAGGGCTAAAGAAAGGCTTGATGTAGTCATAGTAATACAAACTCCAACGATAGGGGAGTAAATCCCAAACATCCCAAATTCCAAATTTTTCAAGTATATATGATCTAATAGAATATATGAAAGATTTGTTTTTTTCTTCAAAATCAATCTTTAAACAATGGTTTCTTGCTTCAAATGTTTCTTTATTCATTTTTATTAATCCATTTGGTAAATTTATCAGAAGTATCTTGTAAATGTTTTTCACAAGCAATCATAGCGGCTTCTTCTGTTTTATAAAACTTATTGGAAACTCTTGTGATATCATCATCATATTTTGAAAAGAATAATCCGCCAATAAAACCAAGATTTACGCCAGATTTATAATCACTATCCACAATATATTCCCAACCAATAACAGGAACTTTTGCAGAATAAAAATATCCAGACTTGTCATCTAACCATTTTTTTTTCCAGTTTAGCTTTTTCATTCTTCGTAAATTTTCCATTGAGGTTTCTTGTAACCATTAATCATATAGATATGGCTATTTTTTTCCCAATCATTGTTCCAGAATTTTTTAACAACATCAAGATATTCTTTTGCTTCTGATTTTGTGGAAAAATATTTAATCGGCGTGGGCTTTTCTATCAATTTTGAAAATTCTTTTTTACATATAGGAACGCTCGTTGTCCAACCATCAATAGGACTTGTACTTTCTTTATTAACATAAGTGTACATATCTGGTTTATGGTTATATTCACATATTTTATATTTTTTAGTTTTCATGTTAAAAATGCTTCTTCTTTTTGTTTTTGAGTTTCAGTCCAAGCCTTCTGTCTCTCTTTAGTGGCTTTATCTGCTTCTGGTGTATCTAATAATTTCCAGAATGCATTGTTTATGGTTTGTTTTTGCTTTCTATCAGAAAGCTCTCCATTACCAATTCTGTGTGCATAAGACCAATTATCAGCATTATATACAAGTTCTCTTATGCCATCATTATTAGAAGATATGATAAACATATTAATCTTATGTAGATAAGATTCATACATTTCTACTTTTTGTTTAAGTGTCGGCTTCTTCATATTTAATATCTAATAATTCTCTTAAAAACCAAAGTGAATTTGAAGTATAATCGCAACTAGCCCAATCTCTAAATTGCATTGAATCTTCAAAATACTTCTCTTGTTGTTTAAGTTTTTTTATTAACTCTTTTTTAAAATCCTCGGATATACTTTTCTTTATTAAATCTAGAAGGGGATTAATATCTTCGTCATCTAAATGGAGATTTAAAGTAGCTCCATCTTTTTTAGATCCATAATTAAATTCTATTTTTACTTCAATCGGAGGAATACAATCCCCAAGATTTTTTCCAGAAAAATCTGAATAAAATACAGCTTCTTCTCGTTCCGCTGGTTTAGTTATTTTTTTCATAATTCGTATGGTTTTTCTACAATAACATAATAACTTCCATTTTTGACAACCTTAGTGGAGCTTCCTTTCGGTAAAGGTTTTTTCTTAAAAGACTTATCAACAATTTCCCAAACCTTTTTGAAGTTTTTTTCTTTCATTGCCTTATCCATGGGTTCTTGGTATCTTTTAGAAATTAAAAATACCATCATTGGCGACCAGTAGCCATTATGATCTCCTTTAATCTTAGGAACCGGTATGTCACTAATTTGTATAACCCCATCACCAGAAACATCTCCTATTTTTCTAATTCCATTGTTTCTTTGATAATGCTGGTATTCTTCAATTGTTTTTTTTATTTCCCAAGCAACCGTTCCATCTTTTAATTTTTCTTGACCAACACCATAATATGCGTTTCTATTTTTCATTAACTCGTCGTCTTTATGAAAAACGACAGTCCTAACAAAACTTTCTATAGCCTCTCCGTCATTATAATTAAGGTTTTTGTCCCAAAACGCAGCGTCCATTGCAAACTTAATTTGACCGGAACGAAGACGACTATAAACTTCTAACGATGTTGTTAAGGTTGATAAATGCCTCTCATCAAACTCTATTGAAACTTTTTTATAAATTTTTTTATTTTTCATTTTATTATGATTCAATCTTCTCACAAATATTATTCAGACAATTACATATATTTTCTCGCAATGGTGATCCAACAACTAGACTTACATTAGTTCTAGTTTGTTCCTCGATATGTTGTAAAACCTTTTTAGCTTTCACAAGTTCTTCTTCTAGCTCTTTGTTGATGTTATGTAAGTCTGCTATTTGAGCATGAAGCAGTTCACAGTCATGATACCATTCTTTAAGAAGACGAGAGTTTTCTTCTTTGAACTTTTCGATATGTTGATCCATCAAAGCAAAGTCCATATTAAATTCAAAGTCGCAGTCGTTCAAGTTCTCCTTTTTCATTCCAAATATAATCTTTCATAATATTACCAACAATTTCTAAAGAGTCAAGTTCAATCTTCATGATAGGAACATATCCATTATCATAGTGAATTGCATAAGCACAGTAATCCACCATATATATTATCACTCCTAATTTATATTCATTAGAAGAATATATAAATTTCACAACATCCCCTTCATAGACTTCTTTCATGTTTGAGTCTAAAATTCCAAGAAACTGTTGAGGTTTAAGAAAATCATCTGGTTCAAACAATTCATCTATAAATCCATTATATTTGTAATTCTGTACAAATGACTTGGATTGTGGATTCCAAAATCTGTATTTATTTTTATTCATTTTATTCTTTCCAACAAAAAACTACATTATCAAATTTAGATAATGTTCTTACTAGATTGTCTTTAATTAGATTTTCCCAAATAAGATATCTATTTGCAAGTCCACCACCAAGTTGAGAAATATAAAAAGTTTTTTCTGGCCTTTTTTCTACAATTTTTGCTAACTTATAAAGTTCTTCAAAAAATACTTCTTGATATTCTTCTTTATGATAAAAAGATGTATCTCTATTATCTGGAAACTTCTTAGTGATAAATCCAAAGGCGTGTGGATGATCTCTTAATTGTGCAGCACCACCATACCCTCTTCTTTCTAGATTATCTCCAAATATAAAATATGCATTTGGATTACTATCTAGAAAATACTTTGTAATTATAATATCTTGATACTTTGCCATAATCGAATTTATTTATAAAAGAAAAAGAGAGCGTATATAAAAATAATAGATGCGGTCATTAGGATGATTGCTTCTACTAAATGTCGTTTAAAATTATTAACACATTTCTTAAACTCTACTAATTCTTTTTGCAATCTCTCAACTTCGTATGTAATAAACATATCACTTTGTTTGAGTTTTCTTTCCAAGTCATTTACTTGTTGCTTTGCAAAATTCGTAGATGTTTCTAAAATACTAATTTCTAGTTCTTTTAAAGTTTGGTTAGTTGTATCGTTAGTCATGTGATAAAGTTTAACAGTTTTTATTTGAAACTCAAGAAAATTTTCTGCTCCATAATTTTCTGAGTCATTAAATGATGATTTTGTTAAAAGTTCTTCTGCTTCCTTCTTATTTTCAAATGTCGTTGCATCTGGTTTTAGACACAAACAAATCATTGGAACGCCTTGTTTATTTTCTTTAAAGAATACCCAACACTTAGTTGGCTTGTGGTAACATGCAAATTTATTCATTTTATAATTTATTTTTGAAACATTCTAAAAAGAAAACCAAAAAAGAAACCTAAACAATAGCAAAAAACTTCTACAAAACTCCAATCAAAAAGGTTCATGTTATTATTTTTTTATAAGATGATCGTTATATATCAATTCTAGTCTATCGAAATAAATATACCCAAATCTATCGTCTTCTGTTCTTATCCTATACCAGTTTTCTGTTTTGTCAACTATAAATACAATTTGTTTATTGTTTAATTTAAATAAAACTTTTGAGGAAGTATTGGGTAACTCTCTAACATTAACCCAGCCATCCAAATCATTAACTATAGCAAGTTTTTGTGCTTCTACTGTTCGTTCTTCTTTTTGTTTTATAGGTTTATCATTAGTGATCAGTATTCCCGACTCGATAACGTAGGTTAATAAAGCAGTAACAGCAGTCACTACAGCAGCAAAACCAGTTAAAAATACACCAAAGCTTTTCCAACCTTCCATATTATTCTTTAAATTTTAAAAACGGACAATCGCTCAACCAAGCATCACAAACCAAACATTCTCCATTATGATCTGGATTGCAAGGAAGTTCGAATTTATGTCCAAGCACTTCAATATCATCTCCACTCCATAAACCAGCATATGTTTTGTCATCAATTTTTACATTGAAGGCAGCATCTACAAAAACCACTTCTCCATCATAGTTTTCATTTATGAATTCTGCTGAATATGATCTAATAATATCGCCTTCGTAAATCTCTTTTTTATTCTTATCATATTCTCCAGTAAATTGCTGAACAACACATTCATCACCACCAGAACCATTCTGAAGGTTTTGAAATCTTCCATTCAAATCCAGAACATAATGTCCTTGATATCCCTTATCTGGATAGATGAATCGTTTTTCTAGTTTATCCCAAACGCGGAATTTTATCATTCTTTGTGTATTTGTTATATCCATAGTTTTCAGTTTTCTTATGACAAATTTTACACAATGTTATACCGTTTGTCAAGTCCCATAATTTTTCACATTTTTTAGCATCTTCCACAGTATCGATTTCATTTTCATAACAAAGTTTAGCAAAAGGGTAGATGTGATGAGCCTCTAAGTTTCCTCCTTTATTATCTCCACAATTTTGGCAGGTAAAATTATCCCTTTTAAATACCAACAAAACCCAATCCCTGTAAACTTTATTTGCTCTTATTAAAAGGTAGTTTTTACATTTTCCATGCTTGAAATTTGGAGAGTTTTTTCCAGTAAAATTATCAGATCTCCATTTACCATAGCATTTCAAGTCGCAAAACAATCCCTGTTGACTTGGTTTTCTTTTTATCAAAAAATTATTACAATATCTGCAAGGTATTTCGGATATTTTTGTAATTTTTCTGCACTTATATTTTCTTATATATTCCGATGATGTTTTTCTATTGTTTTTACAACCGTATCTTAAATGATTTGATACTGATTTTTTATTTTTAAATGTTAACCCGCAAAATTTACATAAATGTATTTCCATATAAATATTTATATGGAAATTGTTTTATTTGTCTATTTTTCATATTTCTTCCTCTAAATTCTTTTTTCTTCAAGTCAAGCTTTAAGTTGTCTGTTGTTCATTCTCTTGCTTCTATAATAACTTTAATTTGTTCTGGTGTCCAGTTCTTTTCAATAGCTTCTTTAATAAGTTCTGCTCTCTTGTTTTTCTCTTTTCTTTCTAATGTAGACATATAACAAAGCCCTAACGTCACAAAAGCAGGTAACACTATAGCTATAATGAGCGGATCAATTTTTTCTTTCATAAATTATATTTCTTTCTCTCAAGTCTAACTTCTTTTCTCTTCAAGTCAAGTTTTTTGATTTGTTCCTCAAGTTTTTTGTTTCTCTGTTTTCCGAAATCAAAATTAAAAGCTCCAAAAGGTGACATCATATGTTTAAGATGCGAAATCTGTCTATCCAGCTTTTGTAATTTTTTAAAAATGGTCGAAGAAGCACGACTCGAACGTGCGCCACTCATGCGTCCATGGTTGTTCTGTCCACCTAAACTATTCTTCGGTTTCATAATATTTTTCTCTCAAAATATTAAACAAAATCTCTTTGCTTTCTTTTAGCATACTATCAAAGAAACAAAGACCTGTTTCTTCTAATTTAAAATCTGTAACGTTAATCGTATGAATTAGTTTTCCTTCTTCATCTCTTACTGCTAATTCTAGAATAAAGGTTTTGCTTTTCATAATTTATTCTTTCCATTTTCCAATAACTTTTAAAAAATTCTCAGCACGTTGACGTTCAGTGGAACAACATAAACTTTTTTCAAAGCTACAATAATATTCATCCCAAGATTGTGGATCTATATTCATAAGCCAATTTTCTGCCTTTATCATTGCTTCGTGATTATTACAAAAATCTGGCAAACCTTCTCTACCATCTTCATGATGCCAACCGTCTACATAGTGCCATCCAATCTCTTGTCCAATAGCTTCGTTAATTTGTTGGTCTGTCATAGTATCGATACTATTATTATTCGTAGGACAAGTCAAGCCAATTCGTATCTTGTGGCATAATTTCTACCTTAACTTCCACTTCTTCGGACTTGTTAATAATGTCATTTAGAACACCATTACCATACATATGCATACCATATATTCCTTTATAACATTTGTAAACAGAACCAGAAAATCCTTCAAACAACCAAGAATCTTCTCCTTCTGTTACTGCTTTAATACCACTATTCATCTTCCAAGAATTAGAGCCAAGATAACCACCAAACCAACAACCAAAAACTTTGTAAGTCAAAGGAACATTCTTTCCTTCAATTTTTACAACTACCCATTTATCAGGAACGTATTCACTCATTTTTTAATTTAATCTTTATAAAACCAAGGCTTTTCAGCTTCTCCATCTAAGTAAGCTTGTATCTGCCCTTCTCTGTAATACTTTTGAAATTTTTTAGGGTACTTTGCTTTTTGCCAAAAGTATTTTTTATCTCCCCAGGCATGATCTAAAAGAGGATATCCCCAGCATTGGGCTTCGTATCCTGAATCGTACCATTCTTTCTGTTCAGAAGTTATCATAATTTTAATTTTCTTTTATATCAAACCAACCAAGCTCGTATACCAATTCTCCAGTTTCCTCTAGCGTAACACCAGTTGAAGAAGAAGCAACCATAATATTCGTTACCGTATATTCTTTTCCTTCTTCCAGCTTTTTAGCATTCTCTACTCGGTCTTTAAAGTAGTGCCATTCCCCTGCTTTCTTGAAGATAATTTTATCTCCTCTTTTTGTATTTTTGTAGTCTGCTCTCATTTTACCAAATAGTCTATATACTTCTGCATGTTTGTCAAGTCTTCTTCTAAAATTCCTTGAACAGACAAAACGGAAGTCGGTCCAAAAAAACCTTTCCTTTCATTTAGTTCGGTGTCTGGATAATATCTCAAATCAATAACAAAATAGTCTTCAAATACTGGCACAACTGCTTCTAGATGCAATCTTCGATTAGTTGACCACTTACTTCTAAAAGTGAACTGCCAGTGACAATAAGAGTCATAATCTGGCTCGTCCATAGATACAGACAAATCCTTCCAACATCCAGAATATATTCCATCTGTATACCACATATATTCAAAGTGATGGAAGTTAAATTCTCGAAGGGTTTCTTGTATCTTTTCTGCTTTTTTAAAATATTTTATTGTGTCAGCTTTCATTAGGAAAAGTATAAGTCGTATGGATAGCGTTGTCCGTTTTCATCAACAAGAATCATCTTCCATGTTGGTGGATCAGTTTCTTGTCTCTCAACAGAAACGTCAACAATGTTAAATTTAGATTGTTGTGGTTCTTCAACCACATCATCAACAATTGCGGTTACAATAGGTTTTGATGCTTTTACTTGAATTGGTAGTTTGCTATACATAAATTATTCAAAAGGGTTATCCCAACCATCTCTGTGTGCTTCTTCTAAAGCTTTTGGAATTTCGATTAAAATTAACCAAAAAACTACAAATGAAACAAGACCAAAAATAATTCCAAAAATAATTCCAAAAATAATCCAAAACATATTTTTACGTAAATTAAAAATGTCTAATTATAAACATTCTAATTTTTCCTAAAACCTTTTCAATGTTATAAATTCCAATATCAATTTTTCTCCAAAACCATCTCCAACCAAATGGTCGAACAATATTTTTAAAACGGTTCCAAGGCTTTTTCTTTTCTTCTTCTATTTGTTTTCTAATTTTTTCGTTATGAATTAAATAATTTTCACATTTAGAAAATTCAAGAAGTTTAATTTTGTCTAACTTTCCATATACAAAATAAGCATTAAATTCTAGATTAAAATCTTCTTTCTCATTAAGATGCTCATATGTATAAAAATTAATAACTCCGTGATGATTTGTGTTATGATATTATGGAATATACTCTCTTTCTGTTCTTTTTTCTACAAGTTCATCATATTCATTAATGTAATATAATGACATACAATTTTCTAGGTCTTTTGTTTGAAACCTATGTTTTTTCCAATCACAAAAGTTTTTAATTTCTTCTGGAATAGGAAGATCTTTTTTTACTTCAATTTCATCAAACATTCCCATTATTTTATCCTCATCCTTCTATTTGTATTTGATGAAATAAAATTCATCAAAATTAATTTTTTATTAATTTTCATATTTATATGATAAATTATTTTTATATTAATGTCAAATTAAATATTCCAAGTTAATTTGTATTTTTATTTAATTTTCTCAAATCATCATAACTTGTAATAATATTACCTTCTCCTAAAACTTCACTTTTCCATTTTTTAACATGGGTTTTAATATCTTTTCCTAAAATTTGAGAAGCTAAATCTAACATTCTTAAATTTGGCCATGCTTCGGGTCTTATAGCTAAAACATAATCCAAAGCATTGTCAATTGTTTTTCCAGAAAGAACCAAAGTTATAATAGCTAGAGCAGATGATCTAGAAATACCAGCAAAACAATTAATTCCTACATTATGAACTTTATCATCTTGAACTACTGGTTTTAAAAAATTAATATAATTTTCAATGTGTTTTATTGTTGGTGCTTTGGGTTTTAAGCTCTCCCATTGTATACCATCTTCATCAGACCAATCTGCAAAAAACTGTGAATAAAAATTAATTCCTTTAGAAAAGAAATTTCTTCTCATTCTATCAATTTTTTTTCTTTCAACGTCATCTACAGCCGTTATCCACACATCATATTTTTTATCAGAATTAAAAGAATATGATTCTGCTTTAGACAAATCTGTTATTATTATTTCATTAATCATTTTTTAATGTTTCTTTTTCTTCTTTAATTTTTTCCTCTAAAATTTCTTTTAATCTACCAAGAGCCAGTTCATAACTGTTCCAAATCTCTTCAATTTCATCTAAAATATATCCATAGTGACGAATTATGTATTTAGGATTAAGTCCATAACTCCACACAGTTTCAATATACCAGTGACAATCTCGGTCTTTATGATGATCTGGTCCAATTAAAATATACCACTCTTCTGTTAACTTTGTTATTTCTTTTATTAAATCGTTCATTTTAACAAAACATCAGACTTATTATGTATTGTATTTAATTCACCAGAAGAAAAATTTTCAAAAGGACTTGGATATGATGTTTCTAAATCCGCCTCATATGAACTCATATGAAACATAGGGTTGTCTTTATTTAGAGAAACATTCATCTCTTCTAAATAATGATCAAATCCATCATAATTATCTTCTTGTAAATTAAAAATAAAATCAAACAAATAATCTTCATATTCCTTATTTAAATTTATGTCTTTAACAAGACTATTAAAATAATAATCTTGAACTATTTGTAGTTCATTTATGAATTTTTTTGTTTTATAGATTAAATCTTCTGGATGTGAGTTATTTTTTGTGAAATATAGTTTTTTCATCATCAATGAAATTACTATATTTTTTTTATAATGTCAATTATTTTTATATCTACTATTTCTCCACCCTGATCTATATTTAACAATCCATTCTATTAAAGCAGTATCAAACCCTATATCATAACCTTTTTTTTCGCTTTCAATCCACTTATGTTTTAGAACTTCTTGCTTTTCTTCTAAAAATTCTTTATAAATTAAAGAATTAAAAAAGAAAGATTGTGTTCCAGTAAGAGCATTCATGTATTATTGATATAATGGAAGTTTATATGTAACACCAGAAACATTAACATCTAACCATGCAGCAATATGATTATTAACAATAGGGGGAGTTCCTGTTGTTTCAAAACTTATTGATAACAGTGTACCACCACTTAAAGGTAAAAAGTTTGTATGTACATATTCATTTGCCTTTAAATTGTCCCAATTTTCAGAAGAATTATTATTAACTACACTATAAACAGAGTTCCAGTTACCAGAAGTATTAACTACATCGGTGTAAACAGAGTTCCAGTTACCAGAAGTATTTGATACATCGGTATAAACAGAGTTCCAATTAGAAGAAACTGGTGAAACATCAGTATAAACTGAATTCCAATTAGAAGAAGTATTAACTACATCGGTGTAAACAGAGTTCCAGTTACCAGAAGTATTAACTACACCGGTGTAAACAGAATTCCAGTTACCAGAAGTATTTGATACATCAGTATAAACAGAATTCCAGTTACCAGAAGTATTTGATACATCAGTATAAACTGAATTCCAATTAGAAGAAGTATTAACTACACCGGTATAAACAGAGTTCCAGTTACCAGAAGTATTAACTACATCAGTATAAACAGAGTTCCAGTTACCAGAAGTATTTGATACACCGGTATAAACAGAGTTCCAATTAGAAGAAGTATTTGATACATCAGTATAAACAGAGTTCCAGTTACCGGTTAGTTGTTTAATATCGGTTCCTTGGTAAGTCCACTCTGATGATGTATATTTAACATATGTATATGTATCATTCCATATAGACGATACGTCTTTTACATCAGTATAAACATTATTCCAATTAGATGAATTAGAATTTACTGTAGTAAAAGTACTTTCCCAATTGGAACTAAGTTGTTTTAAATCAGTTCCTTGGTAGCTCCAAACAGTAGCTGAATTAGAATTTACTGTATTAAAAGTATTTTCCCAATTAGAACTAAGTTGTTTTAAATCTGTTCCCTGGTAATCCCAATTGGATGAATTAGAATTTACTGTAGTAAATGTATTTTCCCAATTCGAACTAAGTTCTTTTAAATCTGTTCCAGTATAACCACCAGCACCACCCGCAATTTGCCATACTGATGAATTACTATTAACCAAACTATATACAGAATTCCAATTATTAGAAGTTCCGTTTGAATTATATATTACATCAGAACAACTTAAAGAACCATTTATTGATAATTTATGATTTGGTGTTGGTGTGTTTATTCCAACATTACCACCATCTTTAACTATTAATGCTATATTAGAATCATCATAAAAAGAAACAATGTCATTAAATCCTATTTGTGTTGCTTTTAAAGCAGGACCAGAACCATAATTAGTTATATCTAAAGAACTTGTTGTTTGTATTTTTGTTTCTATAGTAGTAGTATCACCTAAAACTGAAATATTTCCGTTTATGGTTAAATCACCCGATATGGAACCACCACTTAATGGTAAAAATTTATTATTACAAAATTCAGTAGTAGCGTATGATGAACTATTATTTCTATATATAGTTGAATCACTATAAGCAGTGTCCCAAATTGCAGAATTAACTAAAACTGAACTATATGTATCTTCCCAATAAGAAGAATTGTTCTGTACTAATGAAGTTACGTTTCCGGTAATTTCACTAACACTGTTATTGATATTATCAACACTTAAAGATATATTGTTTATTGTACTATATACAGAATCCCATAATGCTGATGATTCAGAAACTTTTGTAAATGTGTTATTCCAATTAGATGACACAGGAAATACACTATTATATACACCACTCCAATTACCAGAATTATTTAATACAGAAGTATAAACAATATTCCAATTAGAAGAAAATGTATTAATTGTGTCGTATGAAGAATTCCAATTAGGAGACAATAATAACACATTATTATATACAGTATTCCAATTAGAAGAAACAGGAGAAACTGAATTATAAACATCATTCCAGTTTCCAGATGTAATGTTTACAGAATTATATACATTGTTCCAGTTAGAAGAAATAGGAATAATAGAACTATAAACACTATTCCAGTTTCCAGATGTATTGTTTACAGAACTATATACATTGTTCCAGTTAGAAGAAATAGGAACGACTGAATTATAAACACTATTCCAATTAGAAGAAATAGGTAATACTTGATTATAAACAGAATCCCAATTAGATGATGTATTTAATACATTTGAATATACAGAATTCCAATCATTAGAAGTCCCGTTTAAGTTATATATTATATCAGAACAACTTAAAGAGCCGTTTATTGATAATTTATGATTTGGTGTTGGTGTGTTTATTCCAACATTTCCACCTTTTTTAATTATTAATGATACATTATTACTGTCTATAAAAGATGCGATATCATTATTTCCAGTTTGAATTGCCTTTATTGCTGTTCTTGTTCCTGAATTAGTAACTTCCAATGCACTTGTTGTTGATAATACTGTTACTGTTGTTACAGATGTTCCTAAAACAACAAGATCTCCTCCTATCAAACAGTTTCCATTTGTTTTTAATGAAGATAATGTTGCTTCTGCATTAGAATTTATTATTTGATTTGATTTTAAAAAATAAGAATTAGAATCTATATTATTTGATGATAATAAATTGTGACATGTAATTTTATCACGAGATATTAATTCATTTTCAATATCTACTGTAGATAAAACTTTAAAATAATTACTATATAATTCTTGGGACATATGTTTCTAAAAAGGTAATTCTTACTATACTTACCGTTTTTTAGATAAAATAATCCCAATTATAATAAATTAATAACCATTGTATTTATCTAAAGAAGAATTAAAATCAATATCACCGTTGAATGAAATTTCTCCACTTTTCATAACCAAAGAATCCCATAATTTACCTATATTAACTTCGTTAACTTCTATACTATCCCATTCTTGATCAGAAAGATTTTCTAATTCGGTAGGTTCTTGGTTTAACCAACTTAATACATTATATATCTGAACAGGTGGTCTTTGTGTTGCTTCTGAATAATTTGATTTCTTAAATTCAAACTGTGGATACAACTCTGATAATAATTCTATAGTGTCTTTCATTTAAATTAAAATTCCTAAAATAAAACCAACCAAAAACCCAAATAAAAATATAGATTTACCTGGATGATCCCATGTGAAATCTATTATCCTTTGTAATAATTTATTCATAATATTCCTTTTATTCTAAGATATGTTGCGCCTCCAATAAATAATAATAATAAAAATATTATTATATTTCTTTTTAAGATAGCTAAGTCCTTTTCTACTAATTTTTTTTGCATTATATTCAGATCTTTAATCATCTGTTCCCTATATTCTAGTTGTTTTTGTAATTCTTGATCGACTTCAAGTTTAAACATTTTTTCTGTTTCTAAATCGTTTTTTAATTGTTCTAAAATTTGTTTATCTTCTAAAAGTTTTTGATATTCTTCTGAATTAACAACAACAACTGTATCGTTTTTATATTGTTCTGGAATTATAAGAATTCTTTGTTTATTTAAAGTTTGTGGCTCTTTTGGTTTTGAACTACTAGCAACAACATTAATTGTTGTTGTTGTTTTCTTATAAACAGATTCTATAGGAATTCTTTTCTTAGGTGGTTTTACTATTCTTGTAGCTTCTACAGAATAAGTTAAAGCAGAATCTATTCTTGCCTTTTCTATAGAATCTCTTGTAGCATAAACAGATCTAGAAAGTGCTTCTGATTGTTTTTCTGTATAAACAGTACAGCTATTTAAAAATAATATTAAAAAACAAAAAATAAAAAACCTTGTCATATTTATATTTATCAAAACATTTAAATCTTAAATTAAAAATCAACACCCAAAACAGTAAAAACATCGGTTCTTATTTCTTTACCAAAATGGTCATAACTAGGATTTACTTTACCGGATAAAAACAAACCCCATTTTTTATGACTAGGTTCATATAATTTTACATGGTATTCAATATATAATTTAGTAGTCAGAGATGAACTTGATGATTTTGAATAATCCGTTTCACCAGAAACATTTGTTATTTTTGTTTCAATTGCATATAAATTAAAACAGAAAAACGTTAAAATTATTTTTATAAGTGTTTTCATTCTTTTTTAGAATACACATTATTTAATTTTAAGTCAATATAAAATTTAATTTTATTGGAGCCAACGGTGGGACTCAAACCCACAAAGGATATTACTCCATACCCGATTACAAATCGGGGCCGTTATCAATTCCGGTCACATTGGCATTAAAATGGTGGGCAGTGCTGGACTCGAACCAGCGAACTCCGAAGAGAGGAGATTTACAGTCTCCGGCAATTGCCGCTATGCGAACTACCCATGGTTTTATAAACTTATAAAAATATTTTAATATTTCAAGTATTTTTGAATAAATCCCAAAAAAAATCTATTGAATTAAGGTCTTTTAATAAAAAAGAATATCCTCTGGAATATGTTAATTGTGTTATTTTTGTATTTAAAACTTCTTTTAACGTAAGATATCCGCAAATAGAATATGTATTATTATCCCAAAATTTTATTGCAATAAAAAAGTCATCATTATGAAATTCAGATTCTTTTATAAGAAGTCTTATTCTTTTTTTACCATCACTATCAGGTGGTATAGATTTAACTTCTATTTTTTTATCTAAAATTTTAACATCATATTTTGGTAATTCTTTTTGGTTTTCTGAAAAAAGTTTTGGAAAATCGCTTTTTTCTTTCAAATTTTTCTTTTTAATATGATCTCTGAATATTATTTCACCTAATACACCCCAGTATTCATCACCATACTCACCTTTAGATGGATCGTTCCAATGTCTTTTTGTATTATAACTTCTATGAAAATCTCTTCTTTTTTTAGCTACATATAATGCTGCTTTTTTAAAATCTTCATTTATATTAAAATTTTCATAATTTTTATTTGAAAATAAATTAACTTTATTGTCTGTGTATGTCATATATTTATGTATCAAACCATTTTTTAATTGGTAGCAGAGGTGGGATTCGAACCCACGATCTCTTGGTTATGAGCCAAGCGACTTAACCACTTGTCCACTCTGCATTATAAATTTTTATTCGATGGATGGCTGTGAACAATCTCGAAACACCTTATTAAGCACCATCTCGCTTTCGAGCGCACCGAAATATATTTATATATTCACCGAATAAATTGTTTAGAATATGTTAAATAGTTCGAGTCACACTTGATCTATTTAACATATTCTAAACAAAAAAACTGGAGATGAGGGGAATCGAACCCCTGTCCAATGAACTTTCATTTCACGATTCTTCACATGTTTGAGTATATTCAAAATTTCAGCTACCTTAAGGCAACGAAGACAAAAGGCTTTTTGGTTATACTAACCGAGTTTAATGTCTGCCTATATGAGCGTAGAGTCTCATATCACTCCACTGTTTATTCTTTATGGGACTTTACAGTATATCCCTCCCTCTGTAATTCAAAACGGATTTAGAGGATTACCGTTAGGCTTTTAAGCGGCGAGAGCGTAGGACTCTTCCTCAATGCCACCGAGAAACTCGTCAGCATTGTTGAAGATGTATTCAGCTTCGGCTAAAAGATCAGAAGTGTTATCTTCTGCATTTAGTTTTTAATCGATTTTTAAGGAGGCCATCGATTAACCTCCACATGCATCGTGGAATTAGAATTCAATGTCGAATCCTTTCATCCCCGTAAAATTTTCAAAGATCAAGTTTGTATATTATAATTTATCAGATATTATTTTTTTGTCAATTGTTTTGTAATAAAAATGTCAATCTATCTATAAGAGTTTCTAAAACTTTCTTATAATCTTCCTGGCTTAAATCAAAAAGTACAGGAGTTAAATCATTCATAATATCATGAACAATTTTTCTTTTTTGTTGTTCATCGATATTTGAATCAACAAGAGCTTCACTTTCTTTTAAAATATTTTTATATAAATTTTCTAATACAATTTGGTCTTTATTTTTCATTTTAACTACTTATATTTTTTAAATTATTTAACCAGAAAGTTCTTCATTGGCTACCGTGTTTCTCTCACGTTGGACGAAGTTTACTTGTCACCCTCTGCCTAATCGAGTCTGGCGATAAGTCCGTAGTGGTTAGCTTTTTAAGAACAGCACAGCACACCATTCCCACCCGACTTATCAAATTTTAAAATCTTCAAAGAACATCCGATTTTGTATTCGTAGATGACACATCTACCCGTTGGCTTATCGGGAACCAACTATCTAACATCAAATTTATATTATTTTATAATAAATGTCAATGTAATTTTTATAAAGTGTCTAACTTTGAATCACCAATTGCCCAATTATAAACCCAATCTTGAATATCTGAAAGGGTAGGGTTTGTTTCGTTGGTTATATCAAAAAGAAACTCTGTTTCTTCCGAATCTTTTTTGTATGCTTTTGCCCAGTTTATTTCAACACCCACCACCGAATCATCATAAAACCCTGATTCCATTTTCTTCTCATAACTAACTTCGTAGCAATATGGTAATTCGTTAGGGTCATTAAACATTACAGTATCTTCTTTGTAAAAGATATCACTGTCATCATCACGATTATGATCATCTTCTCTATCATAAAATTCTTTTAAAATTTTAGAATATTGTTTTTCGAGTAGAATTTGATCTTTATTTTTCATACTAACTACTTACATCAAACAATTCACATAATAATTGAATGGTATCAGAGTCATTCATTTGATTGTATTGATTTACATATTTTTTAGTATCTTCAACTCCAGAAGATGAACCATAATCACCATAAGGATCGCTTGAGTCGAATGTGTTTGTTTTTATAGTTAAAGCTTCCTGTTCTTTATTTTTTTCATTTGATTTGTGTATAATCAAACATAACAAATGTTCGTTTTGAGTAATTTTTTTAGTGGACTGAACAAACTCAACAATGTCAGATTTTTTAAATTTACCTTTTAGTTTTGAAAAAGGTTCTAAATATTCACCAAAAACATACAATGGAATATATTTACGTGCTATATCAGCACAATCTTTGATAACATGATAGGCAGATTTGTTATGAATAGTTATACCATTTTCTGGATTTTGACTTGCCTTAAATGCTGGTGCATAAAGCTTTACGATTTTGTCTGAACTGTTCTCTAAAATTATATTAATGAAATTCATTTTGAATTTTTTCGAACTCCTTTTCTAAATCATCTAATTCTTTACTTATTTCGCAAAGTTCTATTAAAAGTTTTTTACATTCTTTTGGATGCTTCTTGTATAAATCAAGAATATCATCAGTTGCACATCCAGACTTTTCTTTTAATTCATTAATTTCTTGTAATTCCGAATATACATTCATCGAATAAGTTTCATTCCTCCTGTTTCAAGATTAGTAACTCTATAAACAGTGTTTGTATTTGGATAATACTTGCTGTATTTTGCATGATATGTTTTAATATCTTCTCTTGTATTAAAAGGAGATAGCATTACTTCATACCAAGATCCTTCGTTTTCTTTTCTTTCTAGTTTATACATATTATGCTTTAATAGTTTTACCTAATGTAGAAATAATCGCTTTCTTGTTTGTAACAAGAACATTTTCAACAGCTGCTTCCTTTTCCGAATAATTAATAATAGAAAAGGCGTTTTGCCAATTAGCTGCTGATGCATAAACTGGTTTTAAACTACAAGCACATCCATTTTCATATACTCTAACAATTTGTTCCTTCTGTGAACCAATAGAAGGAATTCTTTGTGATGTCATTCCAATTCTATGTGTGTGATTGCACATGATAGAAGTAAACCATTTTTCAAAAAGACCTCTTGCTGAATATCCACCATGACGACGAACAACATCACCGTGCATAACAATAAAACCTGGTACGATCTCCACATAGTCTACTAATTTTGTTCTGTTCCAATCTCCGGTTGGATAAAAAACAGATTCATATGATAATTTTTCTTTAATCTCTGGAATTTCTGCAAGTTCACCAATTCTATCAGACAAATATCTCCACCATCTTCCTTCTAAACCATCACCAGAATGGTTTGAATTTGTTTCAAATATATCAGAACTATAAGAAGATGTTACATCATGCAACAATCTTAAAAATTTATGATATTCTTCTCTTTCTCTCATAAGAGAATTTCCAAATCTAATATCTTTTGGATATCTACTAATCGAAAACATATCAAGAGTATCTCCATTTAGAATAATAGTAGATGGTTTAAGTTCTTCTATAGTCTGAAGGAAAATATCAAGAACATTCCAATCCTCTGAACCAAAGTGCATATCACCTATAACAAGTGCATAAGGATTTGGACTTGATGTTATTTTATTTCTTACTGGAGTATCGTACTCTATTGGTGAAAGCTGTAAAATAAAATCAACAATTTCTTCTTTAGAAGAAATAAAAGAACCAGCTTTTTCTTTTTTAAAAGCAACTGGCTTTGATCCATCACACCGCTTTCTGTCTCTAACCCAATCCCAAACAGTTGATGGTTTGGAATCTAACATGTCTGCTATTTGACGAAAACTAAAACCATTGGAGTTTAGTTCTTTTGCTTTTTGTATTTTTTGGTTTATCATTACAAACCCAAACTTACATCAAATACTTTATAAGGTCAAGTGTTTTTTTTATACTTGAACAATATCTAGTCTAGCTGTCCAATGATATTGGTCGGTTATATCTGTTCCTCCCACAGCTTTAACTTGTAATGTTTTATATCCTACTCTATTGTCTGCTTCTATTAATACATCTGTATTAATATTATCTCTAGAATGTATTATTTTAGACGGAGTACCCACAAAAGATACTTCTCCTAATGTGCTATTTCTTATAAGTCCATTAAACTCAACACTTGTACTATTTGATAATGCTCTGGAAGAAATTCCTATTACAAAAAGTTTAAAAAACCAAGAGGAACCTACCTGTATCTGTAAGTATTTTTCAGAGTTTACGTCTCTACTAAGAGTAATTGTGTTTCCAATCGTGGTTCCTTTTAAAATAAAACTATTTGATTGGTTTTTTTCTGTAGGATTTCCCATTAATATAGGAGAATTCTGTACATTTATTGGTTTTTTAAATTCAACTTCTCCACTAAAAGATGCTTCTTTTATTGATAAAAACAAAGAACTCATTGGTACTTTGTATGTGTCTGGATATTCTGGAACGTCTAAATCATTAAAGTTTGCTGGTACTACACAAGAATTCCATAAAGCATCATGTTGTGCTTTTTGAAATAATGTTAATTGACTAATTCTTTTTGATGTAGTAGCCATTATTCTCCTTTTTTAGTTTGTCTTTCTATATAGACCAAACGTTCATTGTATTTTTCAAGCTCTTTTTGATATGTATAATTAAGTAAATTAAAAGATTTAAGTTGTTCTGTAAAAATTGTTTGATTATTAATGATATTTTCTAATTTTGTTTGTGTTAGATCGAACCTAGATTTTAAAACTTCGTCTTGTTGCCTATCAAAATCTATTTGTTTTTCAACATATTCTGCAAACTTGTCTTGTTTAACATAATTAACAGATAACCACATACTATAATATCCTAATCCTAAAAAAGCAAAAAGCGTTAATAAAGGTTTTATTATCAAGTAAATAATTGCTCTGTTTTTGTTTTCAAATTGGTTGAATTTTTCTATACTACTAGGCATAACACAAATATAATCTATTTATCTTTTTTTAAATAATAATTTGATTTTTTTAATAAATTTTTTGAATTTTATCCATAAATTAGATTTTAATTCTTCTGTTTCAATTTTTTTAATGGCCTTTTCAACTTCTGTTTGAAACATATCTCTATAAAATCTATTATTACTGTATTTCATATATCTTTATAATTTATTTTCATTGATTTATTTAAATCATCATTATTATTAGTTTTAATTGTTTCTTTTTTTATTAAAGTTTGTTTTTTTTCTATACTATTATTATATGCTAATAATAAACAAACAGCTAAAGGATCAAAAACAAAAACAATTATAATAGTAAACCATTTTACAATGGTAGAAACATCTTTATTAAATAGCTGAGAAACAAACTTTAATGTTCCTATATCGGTTGATTTTGATTCCTCGTTTTTTAAATTTATAAGTTCTTCGTTTATATTAGAAATATTTTTTTGTTTTTCTTCTAATTTTAAATTTATTTCGGATATTTCATTGTTTGATTTTTCAATAGAAGCGTATGCTTGTTCTCTTGGTGTTTTATAATTTCCAGAATCTAAAACTCGTTGTTCTTGTTTTAGTCTAACTTCATTTAAAACATCAATTCTTTTTTTAAGAAAATCTACGTCAGTTAAAACGCTATCCTTCTTTGATTCTAGTGTTAATCTTTTTGTTTCAACCAATTCTATCTTAGAATGACTTTGTTGGTATGCTGACATTAAAAACCCAAATATACCTAAAGAAGTAATTCCCATTAATGTTAAAACGGATATAATTAAATACGTCTTTAATAAAAAAGATGTTTTATTCCAATATCTATGAAGATAACTAGCAGCTACTAGTTTTCCGGCTTCTAATACACCAGCCATTATACAAACAGAAATAAATTGACCAGAATATAACGTAGCTATTCCTTGAACAGAAAAATAAGCCGAGCAACCAGCTAACAATAATGAACATAGTCCTAGTATTATAGAAAACATAGAACTACTTATTTTTAAAATAATAAATTAAGCAAAAAAGTTGATTATACAACCAGAATAATCAACTACTGATGTCACTTCTAAATTTAAAGAAATGTTTTCTGATGGGGGAACTGGTATTTCACAGTTCATACCACTGGAAAGAATTAATGATACATAAGATAATGTGTTGGTTTTATTATATATAAGTATTTGTTTTGATACAAAAGAAGGATTTCCTGATGTTTTAGTTTCACATTTAGTAAAACTAGGATTTGTAATATATACATTAAGAGCACTTAATGATGGATTTACTGAAGCAAAGTTTCCTTCTCTGTCTCCTATAGTTACATCATCCTCGCTTGATTCAAGATCTTGGCTTATTACTCTTAATGCACCAGAACCAACACCAACAGAAACAATGTCAGCCTGTAATCCAGAAGATGCATCTTCTAGTTTTACTGATCCTATCTTAATGCTAGGTGACTGAACATTTATTTTAAGATCATCTAAATTAGTAACATAAGCAGCCTGAGCATATAATGATCTATTGGCATTATTATCTACCTTAATCCAAGAATTATTATGGCACAAATTGCCATTTTGTTCAGAACAAGAAAGTTGATTTACTAAATTGTACATATTTTTAATGTTCTGTTAAGAATGTAAATCTAACATCTTTTCTTTGTGCAGGAGCATCGCTATCACCACCAGGAAGTGTTATAGTATCAAATTCTTTGAGTTCACCTTCTTGTTTTGGTAATTCGTCTGTATATTTCATTCTTGATACATCGAGTTTGTTTCTCAAATAATCATATTTAGGATTTGGATGTGTATTATAAAAATCTACTATTCTTTTTCTAAGTTCTTCTTTTGCTTCTGGACTCTTAAATTTTGATTTACCTGATTCATCTTTAACATAATGTGGTCCCTTTGTCATGAAAAATTCTCTAAACACATCAGTAGGTACTGTTATTTGAGTATGTGTTTGTGATAAATCTCCAGCTATTTTCTTTTGCTTTTCGGTTGCTCCGCTAGAGAACACAGTTTTAATTCCTTCTTGTTCTCCAAGCTTTATATATTTTCCCATTTTTGTATAAACGTATGAGGATGAATTATATCCTTTGGCTTTTAATGCTTTATCAACATTTACTGCAATTTTAAAATAAGTTTCACTGAAAAAATCACCAGCATCATTCCAACGAATTTTTAATTCTTTTCCTTCTTGTTGTGCTTCAAATGCAAACCTTTCTGCTTCCATGAATGCGATTTTTTCATACTGTTCTGGATGATTCATCATCAATTGTAATCTATTCAACAATTTAATATTCTTTCCATCGTTCATTATATAAAACCCTTGCATAGCATAGCAGTTATTGATACATTCACCAGCACCAGGGCATGTGTTTATAACATAAAAATTATTATCTTCTTCATCATAAATAACAGCCTTTAATGCTGGTATTCCTGTATTGATTGTCATTTTATTTTCATCAGATGTATGCAAAGACTTTTCACCCTTATCAAATATAGTTTTTGGTCTTTGCATTAACTGTTTTTTAAACTGTTCTATGTTTGCCTTTCCTTCTTCGTCTGTTGGAATATTTCCTTTGCTGATTCTTGCAAATTTTTTACTTGCCTCTGGTCTATTTTTAGTTATCTTTAATCTATCTAATTCATCATTCAATGCTTTAGCTACTGATTCTGGTGTATAGCATACTTTAGATACATCTTTAAATTCATCTTGCCATTTAACTTCCATAACCAATCTATATGGATTTTTTTGAATAGAATTTGTGTATAAACTTTCTAATAATATAGTATCTCTGCTTCTCATAACATTTTATTTACTTACCTTTAATATGCTTGTAAGTATAGAATGTAATCGCATAGCACTTGCTATACTTAAATAAATCAAAAGACCACTAAAAGAAAATTTTATAACAGTGTCTTCTTTTACTTCTCCACTTTCGTCTAAAACCTCTTCTACAGTAAAATCGTTTATAAGAAATCCCTGATTTTTTTTACGCTTTTTCTCGATCTCTTTTACCCACATTCTCTTATTCCAATTTGTGTTTTTTCCTGCCATAGTATTATTATAATACTTATTGTTTCAGAGGCTTGAAAAAGCAATAATTGAGAATTTATTATTTTTTCTTTTTCTTTTTAGGAACACAATTTGGAACCATTTTATTTCCCTTTTTCTTCATTCCAACTTGTTTATAATTTTTCCAACAAGCTTCTGTAAAATATTGTTTAAACGGTTTCATATTATCTTTAATATATTTACATTATAAATTGCAAAAGCATCGTTTGATCTATCATATAATGCATCTATTCCAAGAGATGTCATAATAGAAGGGAATTCATCAAAACCCATAAAATCAGTTATCTTTCTTCCTTTATATTTTAAATTTATATATACATCCCAGTCATCAGAATCTCTTAAATCCAATACTTTATTAATCGGATTCATTTCAAATTTTAATACAATACCACCTTCTTCATCTCCAGAAAAATCAGCATAATTACTTCTTGCTAACTGTTCATCGGTAGTTACATAAAAAGCTTTTCCAAAATAACCTCTATCACATTTACTTAAATCGAGTCCGTTTTTTTTAATATCATTTGCAGATTCCAAATCAGTTCCATGAAAAACTGTCAAAGGGTAGGAAAATTTATCATTTGATATAGAATCATATAAATTCTCCAGTAATATTTGGTCTTTATTTTTCATTTACTGGATCGGGCAAATATTCGTTTAACTTTTGTTTGAAAGGTATTACAAGATGACTTCCATAATCTTCTTTTATTATTTGTGCGATTACCATAGCAACATCACCATAAGAATCCGATTCGGTGATAGCTTCAGATAATCTTTGTTTTAATGATGATATATCTTTTTTTGGTGTAAACTCTGAGACTTCATCATATATATTCTCCAGTAATATTTGATCTTTTGTTTTCATTATAATTTTGCTTTCTTTAACTTTGAATAATACTTAGGATTCTCTGCAAGATGATCCATAGCAATTCTTTTTGCTTTTTTTATGTTTACCCCATGTTCCTTTTCCACCTTCTGACCCATCTTGATTTGTTTCTTAATAGTAGAAACAGAAACATCGTGCTTCTTTGCAATATCTTCCAAGTCCATTCCAGCGGACATTCTTTTATATTTTTCTAAAAAATATTGTTTGAATGATATATTATCTAGTAATATTTGGTCTTTGCTTCTCATTTAACTCCTTTTACCCACATGTAATCTTCTCCACGTTTCAAATATTGTTTTAATAGTATTTGATCACATTCAAATCTTGATAAATCTGGAGAAATTCTTTTGCTGACCTCATTATACTCAAAACCTTCTTTTCTTCTTTCTTCCGATGCTTTTAATCTATCAGAAACTAAATTGGGAATTTTTGGATTGTCGTGTGGAAATCTTTCATCTGTATTCCACCATTCGGGTAATTTGTCTTTATAAACATATTCTGGATGTTTGTGGGGATTTAATGTGATAGACTTCCAATCACCACTTGATAATATACTAGGAATTTTGCTCATGTCAAACTCAACATCTTCAACAATTCCTTCCACAAGTAAGTTTGGTTTCTTTTTACCATATGCTGGATTTAATTGAACTTTTGAAAGATCACTGTGTTTTACTTCTGCACTACAATTTTTTAATAATAATGTTCTTGCATTATGAACAACTTTCCATTTTAACTTTCCGTTTTCTTCAACTAATTCCTTTATAGACCATGCCATATAATGATTAGGATCACTTTCTGGTGTACCTTGAATTGCAGGATGTACTTGAACTTTCTTTCCAATCAATTCTTGTGGATTCTCCATTACAACCTTTTCCTCGTAAATTAATTGGTATAAATTCTCCAGTAATATTTGATCTTTTGTTTTCATTATAATTTTGCTTTCTTTAACTTTGAATAAT